CCAGGTATGTAAATGGGTAACTAATCCATCTCTAAGGTCCTGTGTGGGACTACTTATATTGTACTACTTGATTTTAATTGTTTTAGGTTTCTTTTCTTCAGGAACAATACGATCAATGCTAACATTTAACATACCGTCCTTAAGATCAGCACCAGTTACTTCCATATATTCACCAAGCGCAAAAGATCTTACGAACTTGCGACTTGCAATACCCTTGTGAACTACTTCAGCATCTGCTACCTCTGTGATCTCACCCTTAATCACAAGTGATCCATCTTCTACTGTTACTGAGATATCATCTTTTGAGAATCCAGCAACTGCAACAGATAGTCTATATGTATCTTCATCTAATTTAAGAAGATCATAAGGCGGATATGCCTGTGAGTTTAGTTTGTGAGCATGATTTAGGCGATTCAACTCTCTGTTGAAGCCAATAAAAAATGGATCCTTAAAAAGGTCCATAGCAAATGTACTTACCATTTTATTCCTCCTTCAAGCGAATAAATTAATTTACCCCCCTATTGGGCAGGTATAACCATTATATCACTTTTTATATAGGCTTTACAAGCCCTAGAAGGTCTCTCTGAGCCTTCCAATTGAAGGTTTCTTGGGTAGATACTATATCTGGGCTGATTGGCTTATAATATACCTGTTTATCATGATAAATTATTTTATCTGACATTGTAGTTGCTATCTCTTTTATAGAATATTGAACTCCAGTACCCACATCAAAAATATCACCATAGTGATCCCCATCTTGTTCTATTATTTTTTCTATTAAATCAATGATATCTAAGACATGAATAAAGTCATATTTATCTTCACCAGAGCCATAAATGTTTAGGGGTATTCCAAGTTTATTATCATTATAAAATCTATCTACTACTCCATATCCTTTATCAAGGTCATAAACATTACATAATCTTAAAACAACTGTTTGTAATCCAAAACTGTCTGAGTAATACTTACACATTTTTTCAGCATTCTTCTTAGTTTTAGCATACATGCCTTTGCTATGGTATACCGCTGATGATGATATAAAGATTACTTTTCTTATTCCATGATCATATGCATAACTCAATACATTTTCTGTACCTTGAAAATTTACTCTGTTAGCATTATCTGGGTCATTATCACAATTTTCTATACCAGAAAGGGCAGCAAGATGTATTACATAATCAATATGCCTAAAGTATGGTTTTAGTTTGTTACTACAAATATCCTCATCTTCAATTGTAAAAATATTATATTTATTTTTAAACTGACTAATAAGATGGGTGCCAATAAAACCTTTTGCTCCAGTTACTAATATATTCTTCATGTTAAAAGAAAAACAGGCTAGTCAAATACCCTAGCCTGCTTATCATATAAGTTACTTCTTTGCTGTCTTCTTTGCAGCAGGCTTCTTTGCAGGAGCCTTCTTTGCAACAGCGCTCTTTGCTGCCTTTGCAACCTCTTCTACAGATGGTAGACGGCCAAACGCCTTATCATTTGGATTGGCATAGCGTAATGCCACTGGCGCTAGGGCTGCGATTAAAGAGTATACAAGATCTTGTGGATCAGTTACTCCAGCCATGTATAGTGTTGCTACACCAGCAAGTACAGATCTTCCGTATGATGCTAGTAGTGCTTTTGTTGATGCGTTCATTATTCCTCCTAGGATATAACTTTTGTTATTATGTCAAAGCCAATCCACAAACCAATAATTCCTGCGACTCCCGCAAAAACTGGTGGTGCTGGAACTGGCAATTTGAATGCAGCAAATATTGCGCCACATCCAAAACCTGTTAGTGTTGATAGTAGTATATCTTTCATATCATCATCATTTCGTCATAATGATAAACACATAACTCTAAATATGTATTATTAGATAAATATATCTTTTCTGCTACACCAGCACACTTCTGTATTTCACAGACAGCATATTCGTATAGTTTATACTCTTCGTATTCTTTTAATTCAGGCATTAATCTATTTTACCATAGTCTGTTGGAAGAAGTTTTTTTAATTCTTCGTACTCTGCTGATATTTTTACCATAGAATCGTGAAGTGGCTGACCTTGAGAAATAGCCCCAAATTTATTAAAGTATTCAATTTCTGGCTCAGTATTTTTTACAAATTTGCTAATACCTTTTTGAGCCTGCTCAATGTATGAGAAAGCCAAATCTCTTGACTCAGATATAAATTTTATAAATCCATCACTTTGCTCTATAGGTTTAGCCTTATCAAGATCTTTGCTTATTTTATCTATTATTATATTCTTATCTATTCTTTCCTGTAACAAAGTTAAAAGTAATGTTTTATTTTTTATTCTGACTCTAACATTGCTTATTAATAAATAAACAAACATTGTTATAAATAGTATAAAGATTATAGTATCAAACATTTTCCTTACCACCCTCACGAACTAATAGAACAATTGCACCGTTGTCCTCTAAAGCCTTTTTTACTCTTATCATATATTCTACAGCACTCCTCTTGTCTTCGTCAAGTAGGCGCATAAAATCATCCTCTTTGGCTTTTACTGTTAAAAAATGATCATGATCAATAATAGAAACGGTAAAGTTTTTAGGTGCCCTAATAGATCTAAAGGCCATTTTCATTGCATCAGTATACAATTATTGCTCCATTGTTAAGTATTGCCAAGTTTCCCCCCATTGGGTTTTATTCTTGTGCTTATTAAATTCTCTTGATATTTGTCCATTTTCTAAGTAAATCCCGCCCCATACGCCCCACTCTTTTTGAGATACACCAACAGCAAAACAGGTTGTTGATACTGGACATGAAGCACACAACTTGTCTATTGCTAGTCTTAAATTTTCATCTTCTTCATATTTATCAAAAAATAAGTTAGTGTCGTAATCAAGACATGAAGCATCATCTTTCCATTTATGTTTATTCATACTAGCCTACAAATTTATCTGGTATATCCCAACCATTTTTAGATGGTGTAAAACGTGTTTGTAGATGCCACTTGCCATTAACGTATGCTCCAAATTTTGAAGTTCTACCTTTATCAGATAGATAAGAGTTTACAACTGTCCATCCATCCCAGTGTAAATTATTGTTTTTGCTTACAATTGATTCCATTTGCTCTAATGATTTAATTTGCATATTTACTCTTTCTATTAGTATTTAAAAATTCCAACTTCAATATTTTTGAGTTGGGCTTGTGCAACAACTTTGGATAATGGATCATTTGGAGTAGACATAAAAGCAAAATAGTTTATCTCTTCCATATGTTCTATTAGCCAACTTGGAGGAACTTTATAAAATTTAATCTTCTTCCCACGAGATTTCATACCACGTTCTGACAGGTTAACAAACTCTAAAACCATTGAATTAACTTGAGCAGGACCTGCCGTATAAATATAAAAATACGGATCATCCTTTTGTAAGGATGTCATGGCAACTCCCATTGCCCTTAAGAAAATCTGGTAGTCTTTAAAACTACTAGTTCCCTGAACTCCCACTATCATTAATTTTCCCATCTCTCAGTTGATCCATGATGAACAACATTTTATCTAATTCTACCTTATCCATACCCATTGTGTCAACTCTTCTAGTCGTATCTTTATCGATATTGTGGCCATCCATATCTGCCATATAAAACATATTGTCTTTAACCCAAAATGCCTGACTTCCCATGATAATGACTTTTACATTAGTTTTATTCTCATGGCTTACTGACTGAGATCTTCTTTCTGGCTTTAAACTACTAATTGGTGGTAACAACGGTTTAACTAAATCAAAAATATGGCTTTGCCTATACACAAATGTTTTTTTAGTCTTTAAATCTTTATTTTTTAACATTGTTTTAGACATAATGGCTATCAACATAAAAGTTGTTAAAGAACCTACTAAATATTCCATATGTGCCCCTGATAAAATTATATCAGAGTTATTTTCTTAGTTGCCTAATAATGTCTTTTAAAGTATATTGTTTATTTTTATCTAACTTTAATACTTCTTGAGCATTGAAGGCTTTATCAGTCAATTTTACAATTGGATTTTTTTCAGTAATATCCATTTCCACAAAGCCATTTTCCCACAGAAACATCATCTCTTGTGAAAAAAAAGTTTGTATTTCCTGGTCAAGTTCAGGATTCACATCCTTTAACTTATGAGTAAAATTATATAAAGGCTCTCCAGTTTCAATATCAATACCAGAAACCTCTAAAGCACCTTTAAGAATAAGATCCTCAATAATCTTGTCCTCTTCCATTATTTTTTCTTAGACCTTTGTTTAGCCAGTGCTTCAAAGTCTTTTACTTTAGTATCTCCTAAATATCCCCACGCATAACCATCTTCAATCATTTGATCATTGACTGATATGGTGTTGCCATCAACATAAAGCCAACCAAGAATGCGTCCATATTTTTCTGAACTGTCTGGCTTTTCTGTTTTAATAATAATTTCTTTAGCGTCTTTTACTTTAGACTTTAAATATTCTTTTGCTTCAAGACCTAGAGCCTTTTCTGCTTTATCTGTTGTACGGCTTTCTGGAGTATCAATTCCAGCAAGACGAACTCTTTGTGAAAAGGATACACTAAATCCTAAATCAATATCGACGTCAATGGTATCTCCATCTACTACGCCTGTAATTTTTTTAACACGATATTCATACATTAGTTTTCACTCCCAACTAATCGATTTTCTACAAACCTATCACGCTCATCAATAATTTCAAACATGAAAGACATTAATTTATCATATCCTACTGTATCATTAATTATACTATTATAATGATGTCCACAAAATGTAAGTTCTCCAGATACTCCAGTAACTTTTACCAAAGCCTGAGCATTGCAACTATCACAACGATCTTGAACCGTTAATACCCACTCCTTTTGTACAGGTGTGTTGTCTGTCATGGTATTCATAAGTATACTACCTCTTTCGATTATCAGTTTTATAAAAGCCTGTACCATTAAAGGTAACGCCTACACTATAGTATACTCTTTCTAGTGATGAATTGCAAGTATCACAAGAATATCCTGGATCGTTATCTTTAATAGATCTAACAAATGTAAAAGATTTTTCACATTTATTACATTTATAGTCGTAGGCTGGCACTATTAAGCCCTATTGCCATACTTATCTATTTTTATTGGTTCCCCAGTTTTTCTATCAAATGCTGCTTTATATGTGCCATCTTTTCTTCTTATGACAATCATTCCATTTTTAATAATACTAGTATTAAATGGATGTTTATTGTTTGAACCCACTATTTAACCTTCTTCCCAAATTTAACCCATATTCTTTCATGAATATAGTAACCTATTGATTCCCATCCAATGTAAATCAATGCTCCTAAACTAGCATATTCCCATTCTCCAGTAAACAAATATATTACTCCAGCAACACCAACTAGATGAAATGTTTCCCAACTTAATGTTTTTAATAATGTTTTTTTATTTGACTCATCACCTTTATTTTTTTTCATATTGCTGGCTTTACCCCTTTTCTTTGATGAATATTTTTATCTTCTCCTTTAGGCTCTTCTGCCCAAGGGATTAGTGGTAAATCTCTCTTGCTATTTTCTTCTACATATAAACCTCTAAAGATATAAAGTCTCTGTGCATTAAAATTTTTGAATGTTTCAGACGCTCTAAAGGCCTGACCAAACTCATACTTTTCTTCTAGTTCTTTTGATCTAGTTCCCCACTTTGCCTCAGATGGAACTGTCCAGTGGTTTTTATTAATCATATGTATAAAAAATGCTTGATAATACTCTTCTTTATTATCTGACCCCCAGGATGGTCTATAATGATAATCTAATTGTGGTTGACAGATGATTGCCTGGTTTGGCTTACATATAAAGTTATTATATCTAGCAACAAATCCCCAATCCCTATTGCCACCAATGTGTAAATCAACCATGTAGGCGCCTGGGGCTTCATCAATATGCAAACCTAATTTAGGAACTCTTCCTTCGCTAGTTATTTGATGATGAGCATACATATGGTATGCATGTATTACATCTTCTGTACCAAGCAATTCTCTAACACGTTTTTCTGCATAGTCAAAAAATTTTTGAGGTATTTCTACACCTTGCTCCCACTTATTCATTTGATGACTATAGTCTAATTTGCTTAAATCGTTAGATGTACAAATACTAACTAATTCATCAAACATATCTTGTGGATAAAACTCATCTACTAAAAATGGATCAAAAAGTTTAACACCGTCTGTTAAAATATTCTCAATTTCAATATACGTTTCTTTATCTAGATGTCGCCACTCGATAGAGTCAACATCTGGATGATTTCTTAATAATGGGTGTTGTAACATTGTTTCCTCCATAGTTATTATACCACTAGAGCCCCCTGTAGGATTTGAACCTACGACAACCCGCTTACAAGGCGGGTACTCTACCCCTGAGTTAAGGAGGCGATCCTATTTATCCTAGTACGTCTACGTATAGATTACTAGAAACAAATTGATTTGATGCAGGCTTTGTAGATGCCTTAATTGAATCATACACTGCTGTGTAGTTTGTTGTACCAAGTTTTGATACTTGCTTTGACCAGTATGATGCAAATGCTGCAGTGGCTGGAGAAGTCTGACCATTAATTCTTGTTAGTCTTAATTGCCAACTTCCAAGTGCATAGAAATCAAGATCTGGACCACCAGCACTAGCAAGTGAGATTGGTGTGATAGTCCCATTGCTTGTTGTTTCTGTGTAGTTAGTTGCGCCAATAGCAATTGATTGTGGAATACATGCTGGATAAGACACTCTTAGTCTGTCATATGTATTGCCTGCTGAAAATACAGCAGCAACATTTAATGATTGTAATGCAACGATTACATTTTGTAGATCTGCACCAATCTTGCAATAGTTACCAGTACGATTAAACACTGTATTGCTTAATGATGTAGATGTAGCAACAATATTATATTTTGATGTATTGTTTTTTACCCAGTTTAAAGCCATTGTAATAGCATTTGGGCTTGCAGACATCATTTTATTATTCTTGTTAATACCAGCAATTCTAATAAGAATTAAATTTGCATTTGGATTAACAGTAGTTGCAACGGTTGCCATGTAGGTTCCATGCTCAAACCCACCAGATAGTGCGACAGAAGATGGCAAAGATGCTGATCCTAAACCTTCTTGAAAACCTGTCTTATTTGGACATGAGGTTCCTTCAATTACACAAACCTCTTGAATAACCTTACCTTGTAATTCAGGTACTGTTGTATCAAAAGCGGTATCAATAATAACCACTGTTGGCTTTGATACCTCTGCTGCTTGTGATGGAACAATAGATAGTCCCAACAATACTGCTAATAACATACCCACTTTTTTCATTACATATTCCTTATCTTTATTACTAGTTGGCATGGGTCGCCTCCTGCTTCCCATTCTTTTTCTTCTTCTTCGGTCATGTAGGGATCACCCTCATGTGTATTACAGAACGGCTCTGTTATCCATCCCCGTTCAATTCCATTATTTAGCCAAATCTCAAATTCTTGTACATATGAGATCTCACCTTGAATATTATTTATATCATCATCGAATGTCATATATAAAGTATATCTCTAAACGCTGACAACGTCAACTGGGCCCATACAAGATGGGGAAAATTTTACCGCTGCACTAACGGCACCAACAACACGCTTGCGATGATCTTTTGCCTTTTCGGTGGCATTTAAATATCCATAGGCATATTCAGCACCTGAACCCATTGCTAAATAATCTAAATTATATTTTGACAATGACATATCTACAGAACTATGCTCATATATCTGACCTTTAACTGCAATAATAAGACCTAGATCACCATCTTTTGAGGTATCTACCCACCAGTCATTATAAAATGTTCTAAGTTGTTTAATAAATTTAGTTTGCATAAATTTATCAATATCTTTAATATCTGGAACATATGGATTAAAATTATATCTGATTCTTTCGCCATCCATAGCACCAGCATATCCTATTAGATATGGACCTAATTTCCATACTTTAGGGCTTGTTAGGGATAGGATTGTGCCATCATCAGAAGCACCACGATCTCCAGCCATATATATTTTATTAGTCGCTGGATCACGAACCACAGCAATGCAAGTCATACCTCTCCTTACGGTTATATATCCAGTATATCAAACTATCAAGGGTTAGTCAAGTATTGTTATTTAATTGCTTGTCCACATGCTGAGCATGTTTTTGGTTTAGCAGTACCCTTTTTTGCAGGGGCTGCTGGAGTTGCAGATGCTCCAAATTTAGGTCTACCAAATCCTACAATAGATACTAAAACATTTTTTGGATTTTTCTTATAGGCACGAAGTTTCTTACAAACCTCTCCACCATTTCTTTGGCTACCTTTTGGATTTCCAGATGTATTTCCTTCAATGCACCAAACTGTTCCATCGCCATTGTCTGCTACTACAATTCCTACGTGGCTAATTCTATCTACACCATCAGAAGGGAAATCAAAATATGCAATATCTCCTGGTTCTGGATCTGCAACATCTCCATCAATCCAGTTACCTGCTTTTTTAAATGCTGCTGCTCCACCTGGAGTATAAACTGTATTAGGAACCTTTACTCCTGCTTCATTGGCACACCACATAACAAATGATCCACACCAAGGTTGTAAGTCTGCTTTAGTAAACTTTCCATATTTTGTTTCATTATCTTTAGGACCTTCAACGGTTCCTACTTCTGCTGTAGCAACTTCAACTAATCTTGCTGCTGTGCCTTGCTGTGCCATTATTTAGCCCAATCTGTATCAACAGGTTGTTCCGCTGGCATTGCTCCGTCTGGCTTAGCAAGTCTTCTTGCTGCTGCCTCATCAATTTCTGCTTCTAATTTTTTGTCTGCTAAAGTATTTTTTGCATCTACTTCTTTATTCGCAATTTGTGCTGCCATTACATCTTTAGCACCTGATTGTCCAATTAATAATCCTGCTAGTGTTCCTGTAATAAATGTTGCCACTGAACCAAGAACGTTGAAAAACATTTTATCATTTTCTGATTGTCCTGTGATTGGTTGTGTAACAAATATCAAAGCATACATAATACCTACTGCTGTAATGAATAGAATAGAACCTAATGTAATACCTAAAATAAATTTAAGACGTGCATCTAGTTCTGCTGCGGTTAATCTTTCTTTAGCCATTTACTACTTCCTTTGTGTCTGCTAGATCTTCAGGACATGCTCCGTTAGCGGTGCAAATTGGTGGTTTGCATTCTGCACTTTCCCAGTTTGCTGGATCCTGACAAGGATAACGATAATGACCATCGTATCCACAGGATGTTAGTCCTAATACTAGTATACCGCATAATAAAAATGTTAGGGTCTTCTTCATGCTTTTATTATACCCCAGTTTTTATTCTTCGTCGTTT